TGAAGTTGCTCTAATTGAGTCTTCTAACTCCTTGATTACATTTGAATACACTGGATCTGTTAAGGGTAGAAATGCTGATGCTATCTCAGAGATTACCTCTGGTCAAATCACTAACGCAGTACTAACCAATCCTGGTGATGGTTACACTGATCGTCCTAACGTGGATGTTATTTCATCCTCTGGATTTGATGCTAAGTTAAAAGCATTGATGGGTATTACACGTATTGACGTTAAGACATCTGGTGTTGGTTATGCTGCTCCTGTTGTCGCAATCGATAACGTAGTCCCAGATGACTTTACACCTCCTGAAGGTGGTCCAATTAACGGTGGATTTGACGTACTCGCTGGCGAAGGTCCTGGTGGTGAAGAAGGTGGTGGAGGTGGAATTACTCCTGGCACAATTGCAATCACTACAGACCCAGTTAACGTAACTGTTAACCAAGGTCAGACTGCTGCATTCACAGTTGTCTCTACTGTAACTAATGATCAGACAATGAATTATCAGTGGCAGAAGAAGGAGTATGGTACACAGACTTGGAGCAACATCATTGGTGCTAACCAAGCAACATACAATACAAATGCAGCACAACAAGCAGACGATGGTGACGAATACAGAGTCGCAATCACTGCTGCTGGTGCAACTCCAGTTTACTCACTATCCGCTATCCTTAGCGTCCAGACAGGTGCTACTGTAATCACAGGATTTACACCTAATCTGATCTTTGACGACATCTAAATAAAAGTAAAACAATGGCAGCAACCGCTTCCTATAATAACGCAACTAAGATTATCACAGTAGCATCGGATGCCCTCCCTGCTCCTGTGATTCCTGGTGCGTTTCCTAATGAAAATAACCCTAATACAATACAAGAGAAGGATTGGGATCATGATTTCTTATACCGTGGAGGCACATTTGGAATTACTCGCACATTTGATAATAATGGATATACGCATGACGGATTTGTTAGAACAGCAACAATCTCAGCAAACGACTTAACTCTTTTTACTGGTCCAACCCCTCATATTAGGGAAAATGATGAGATAATGGTCGTCTTTAGTGACGGATTAAAGCAAAAATTCATCTTTAGAAGCACAACATTTACTTCAATTGATGGTGAATGTTGGTTATCTACTGATACTACACTAGATTTCATCGTAGCAGACCAAGCAACTACTCCTGTTAGCGGTACAATGGAGTATTATGACCAAAGAAATGGAAGAGGTGACACTCCTTTAGGTCAAATTGGCATTGCTGGTAATGGAGTTGCTATTTTTAACCCTTCTGCTGGTGCTGGACTCAATCCTCCATCAGGTTTTAGTTGGGTTGCTGCTGGAGATCTCACTTTTGTTAACTCTGGAGAGGATAATTGTGGTGGTCACCCAGAACAATCAGGTCAATATCACTATCATGACCCACATTTCCTAGATTGTTGGAAAGCAGGGTCATCTATGGCATCATATAACGATTATTATGGTGGTACTCAGTATAATGGAGACAATATTCGTCACCCAGACGGTCATTCTAAGATAATCGGCATAGCATTTGATGGATTTCCCATCTACGGACCTTATGGATATGACGTACCATTCGATAATTTGAGTGGTACTAGGACAATGAGGACAGGTTATGCTGTAAAAGACACAGAAGCACCTGGAAGACCTGATTATGGTAACACTAGTGATAATCCTCCAGCTGGTACTCTTATGGAGGACTATGAATATGTCGAAGGAACTGGTGATTTAGACCTTCATAACGGTAGATTTGCTATTACACCTGAATATCAGGATGGTACATATGCATATTTCCTAACAGTAGACGAAACTAATACTGATATCACTAAGTTTCCATTCATTGTTGGACTAAAAACTAGAGAAATTATTGATACAACGTTCACTGTTGAGGCTCCTCCTTCTGGTGGCGGTGGTGCTGGTGGCGGTGGAGTGGTACCAACCCTAACATTTACCCAACAACCACAGAATGCAACAGTTAATGCTGGTCAAACTGCTACATTCACAATTCAGAAAGAAGTCTTACCAGAAGACGGACCTGTGGCATATCAATGGTATAGATCCACTGACGGTGGATTCGCATTTGCTGCTATAACTGGTGCAACAACTGACACATACTCAGTTACTGCACTCTCATATATGACTGGTTACAAATTCCGTTGTAGGATCGCTGGACCTGTAGGTGCACCTGTAGCAGCAAGTAACTCACCACTAGATTCTAATGCAGTAACATTGACTGTTGCGGGTGCTGGAGATGGTGGAAGCACTGATAATAGATTCGATAGTACCTCAGCTACTATGGACTCCACACTACAAACATTTGATGGCACCTAAATAACACTGTAAAGACTACTATCATGGCAAAGCAAACCCTAGCAATTGGATCGTCGGCAAACGATGGGACTGGAGACAGTCTGAGAGATGGTGCTATTAAATTGAATAGCGTCATTGATGAATTGTATACTAATCTCGGTAACGATACCAATTTACAAATCAACGTTGGCACTCCAGCTCAGGATCAACTACTTAAGTGGAATGGTGCTCAGTTTGCTGAGGGGTCATTTAATAAGTTTACAGAAGATGTAGACGTTGGTGGTCATAAAATTATATCAGCAAACAATGGTGATATAGTAGTCCAACCAAATGGCAGTGGAGACATTCATCTCTGGGCTGGTGGCACAGGATCTGCTTTAACTTACATTGATGGTGCTGATGGTAAACTAAAATATAGTAATCACTTCCCTACAACTGGTGATCTCCCTGATGCTGTTACTCATCATGGTATGTTTGCATATGTATCTGGTGATGGAGCAGCGAGATATGCTACTAGTAGTGGTTGGAAGAAGATTATAGGTGAGGATCACAGTCTTGGTGATCTTGGCGACGTAGATATGACAGTAGGTGGAGGTCCTAGCGATGGTCAAGTTATTAAGTGGAATGCTGGCAACAGTGCATGGGAGCCTGCAAACGACGATTCATCAGGTGGCGGTGGTGGTGGAACCACTCAAAATCTATTTGAAGGAATCACTGCTGACACTGGCAGTACTACTGCTAGTGCTCCTACTGATGTCCTTACAGTTGCGGGAGGCACTAATATCTCGACTGCAATCACAGGAGACACCCTCACAATAAACATGACAGGGGCATTAGGTGATGCAAACCAAAATGCCTATGGTGTAATTGGAAGTGATTCGGGAAATAAGACAGCAAGTAGCACTACTGCTACTATTAATTTACTTGGTGGCACTGGTATAAGCACTGCTATATCAGGTGATAACCTTACAATCACCAATGATGCTCCAAACGTATCACAGAATATATTCCAGACAATTGCTGGTGATAGTGGTACAACTGCTGCTGGAAGTGCAACTACTACATTAACCGTAGCGGGTGGTAATGGAGTTGCAACTGTTGCAACAGCAGACACGTTGACTATAAACGCAGATCTTTATACCTCTTCTACTCCATCCAATAATGATAATATCGTATACAATGGTACTTCATGGGATCCTGTAGAGAGTCCTACAGTTGGTTTTACAGTTACTGCACCTACCATGTCTGACTATCAATTCTCAGGTGGTGGTATGGATTCATCCGCAAATAATCCAACAATCTATGTTTATAGAGGATTTACATACAGATTTGACAACTCAGGTCCAGGTGTAGCACACCCATTTGAATTAAGACAGTCAGCAGGTGGTGCTGCTCTATCTGTTGGTGTTACTGGATCTACTACAGGAGTCCAATATTATACTGTGCCTCAAAATGTTTCTGCTGGCACAACCTATGTTTATCAATGCACACTCCATCCTGCAATGGTTGGTAATATAGTAATCGTCTAATATGGCAAGAACAGTCCCTGGATCTGGAGCACAAATCTTCCCTGTATTTAATAGTATATCAGGGGTGAGGGATGTCTATGTGATTAATCCTGGGAGTGGATATGATCCTAATGATCCACCTAGACTTCGTATTGAAAATTGTGGCACACCTATTCGTGATGCTGTATTGAGACCTGTCATAGAAGGTGAAGCAGGGGAGATTACTGCTGTTGAGGTGTTAGATCCTGGTGAAGGATATAACCCATTGAAATTGGTAATTGAAGATGATGGTTCAGATAACCATGCAGATGGTATAGTCTACCTTAAGGAAGATGGTAGTATAGATTTCATTCAGATGACCACACCTGGTGATGGTTATTTTAATGCTACTGCTCGTATTGAAGGTGGTGGTGGATCAGGGTCTGAATTAGTACCAGTAACAGGATTGATAACTGGTCTTTCTATTGAAGAGCAAGGTAGAAACTACACTGAAGAGGACGTTAACCTTATCATTTCAGGTGGTGGAGGACAGGGTGCAACTGGTGTTGCTGCTGTTAATCCATTCGGTCAGGTTACATCTATTACTCTAACAAATCAGGGTGAATTCTTTGAAGATCCTCCTCTTATACAGATAATAAAAGGCGGTGGATCTGGTGCAACGGCCGAAGCGTTTATCAACCTCGGAAAGATTACAAACATTGACCTCTTGGCAGGTGGCGGTGGATATAGCACACCTCCAGAGATTATCTTTACTAGGGATACTAACCTTATTAGAGAAGCAAGAGTTAGACAGTCGTTAAATGCAGTTACATATAACCTTACAGGTATAACATCTGATCTAACATCAAGTCAAACAGAAATACCAGTTGAAACTACTGCTCCTTTCCCAGGTTCAGGTAAAATCCTACTTGGTAGAGAGTTAGTTAGATATACAGGTAAACTTGAAGCTGGTGTAGACGGTGCAACATACGATGCTTTCACTGGATGTGATAGAGGTATTAACTTCCGTTTTGACCAGAAGGTTATATTAGATAACTTACAGGATGATCCTAATACTGGGTTATCTGCTTATAGTTTTAGTGTTACTGACAAAGTAAGAAGGGTTGAAGAGTCATCTAACAACCGAGTTGCTATTGTATATGACTGGGATGTTGCTCAAAGAGCACTCTACTTAACCTTTGAGGTTGATGAATTAGCATTCATTGATGCTGGTAGATCTAATGAGAAAGCAAAGAATATAGCATTCGTTGCAGGTACTTCTGGATCATCTGGCACAGGTATTGAGCCTCACGTTTTAGTTGAAAAGGAAGGAAGTGACATTGTTACTTTCACTGTACCACTAGGACTCATCCTAAATAGAGCATTTGAAGATGATGATGAAGAGTATACTGATAGTGAAGGTGTACAAAGATTTGGTGATGGTATCATTGACCTTGTTAACACTGGTACAGACTTTGAAAACCAGATTAATCTAGATGGTGGTATTGCATCGTCTAAATATGGTATAGAGGAGACTCTTGGTGGACAAAACACCACCCTATTACAGATAGGGGATCAGATATATGACGGTAGTCAGAATGCATTAGTTGCAACAGTACAGTCTGCTGGTCAATTAGGAGATGGTGATACTCATACATCTACTGCTGATATAATTATAGAATATACTACACAGAACCTACATACCGTTGAGAGCAGTCCTTCGGGTGCAGAGCAATTAGAAGGTGTTACAACTGGTGTTAAGTGCACTTCTGTTAGTAGGATATCTGGACCTAAGACAGGTCAATACACTATTAGTGTTAAGAGTTTAATACCTAATGGTGACACTTACAAGTTTAATGTAGGTGAAGTGCTTAGAGGTAATACTTCTGGAGCATTAGCCAACATCAAAGCTGTTGAATATAATACATTCTCCCGAAACGAGGGTGAATAACCCACATAAATAAAAAGAAGGCAATTGTATAGTAATGGCATTACTTACCGACCAATTTAGAATATTTACTGCCGAAAGGTTCAGGAAGGCACTTGAAGGGCCAAATCCTACTCAGTCTGACCTGGAAGCGGGTACTAGTCGGGATCGCCTTTATGTGTTTATCGGTAGACCACAACCATGGGATAACGAAAACGCACCTCCAGACCCAGTAGATTCATTCCAAGAATTTTCCGATGACTATTCGGATATGATCTCCCTGAAGAGGGTGTTAGCAAATGACACCATTCAGGTTATCCGTCGTACTGACTGGATTCCCCCAGAGCAAACCACTGGTGGTCTGGGTTATGTTTATGATATGTATCGTCATGATTACTCCTCGACTAAAACGGCATCGTCGGGTGCTACCAAACTTTACGACGCAGATTTCTACGTTGTTAACTCGTCTTATCAAGTTTACAAGTGCATATACAACGGCACCAGTCCTAGTGATCCTAATGGTAAACCTAGTACTGTTGAGCCTACTGGCACCTCCACTTCAATTATCACAACTGCTGATGGTTACCGTTGGAAGTATATGTTTACGATCCCTGTTGGTCAAGTCTTAAAATTCTTCTCCAACGAATACATGCCAGTGTTATTTGACACTGCTGTTGTGGCGGATGCTATCGGTGGAGAGATTGATACTATTGTTATTGGATCATCTGGTGCGGGTTATAACAACGGTACCTATGAAAACGTCCCTATTAAAGGAGACGGAGTTGGTGGTAGGGTTTCACTTGTTGTAGATGGTGGTCGTATTGCATCTGCTACTGTTACATCTGGTGGATCTGGATACACCTTTGGTAAAGTAATCATCGATGAAGTCAATGGTATTGGTGCTGGAACAGGTACTGGTGGTAGCGTTGAGGTTGTCATACCTCCAGTAGGAGGACATGGTAAATCCCCTGCAACTGAATTGGGTGGTTTCCGTGTAATGATTAACACTAAGTTCACCTACGATGAAGGATCTGGTGACTTCCCAACTGATAACGACTATCGTCGTATTGGTTTGGTAATTAATCCTAACAAGTTTGGTACTCAGGAATTAACGTCTGACCTGACATTAAGTGCCACAAAGGCTGCAATATTTGCACCTACGTTTACTGGAAACTTCCAGACTGACGAGATTATAACCCAGTCTCGTACTGTTGGTGGTCAACAGGTAACGGCAAGAGGACGTGTTATATCATGGAATGCAACTACAAAAGTGCTTAAGTATTATCAGAATAGAATTGATGGTATCTTCCCTGAATTCACTGGTAACTTAATCGAGTTTGAAGGTGGTAACCCAATTGTGGGTGCTATCTCAGGTGCATCTGCTGACCCAGATATTAACTTCCCCATTGTTTCTGGATCCTCCACGAGGGTTATTAACAATGCTGAGTATGACCTAGGTATGGCATTTACTAATGGTTATGCAAAAGCAGAAGTTGATCCTAACTCAGGCGATGTCATCTACATAGATAACAGAGGAGCAATTACTCGTGCTGGAGACCAAATTGAAGACATCAAAATCGTAATCGAGTTCTAAAGACATGCCACAGAATACTAATTTAAACATTAGTCCTTACTTTGATGACTTCGATAAGGACAAGAATTTTTACAGAGTCCTCTTTAGACCAGGATATCCGATACAGGCACGTGAGCTCACGACCATGCAGTCCATACTGCAAAACCAGTTGGAGTCTGTCGGACAACACTTCTTCAAAGAAGGAAGTATGGTTATACCAGGTCAGGTGGGTTATGACCTTCAGGTGCAAGCAATTGTACTCCAACAATCATTCCTAGGGGTAGACGTTGAGACGTATCGTACCCAGTTAACTGGACAGATTATTGAGGGTATTACTACAGGTATTAAGGCAAAGGTATTATATTCTATCCCCTCTACAGAGTCTACTAAGGGTTATGTTACTCTGTACGTTAAGTATGTTGAGTCAGGTGACACCACAAGTGACACTACCCTCAAGACTTTTCAGCCCAACGAGCAATTATTGGCCGAAAATGAAATCACCTTCGGGACTACACTGATTGAAGTCGGATCACCATTTGCTCAGTTATTGCCAGTTAATGCAACTGCGGTAGCATCTACTGCATACATTAATGCTGGTGTGTACTTTATCAGAGGTCATTTCGTTGATGTTCCAAGCTCATATCTTATCCTTGATCAATACGACAACAACCCATCTTACAGAGTTGGACTTGAGGTCAGTGAGTCAATCGTTACACCAGAAGACGATCCATCACTTAATGATAATGCAGCAGGTACATCTAATTACTCTGCTCCAGGTGGTCACAGATTTAGAATTAAAACTACTCTCACTAAGAAGCCAATCAATGATGAGACCGATAAGAACTTCATTGAATTACTTCGTATCAACAACTCAAAGGTTGAACAGTTTGTTACGCACACTGCTTATTCAGAACTTGAGCGATCACTCGCAAGAAGAACCTTTGAAGAAAGTGGAGACTATGTAATTGATACCTTCACAGTTAAGGCAAGAGAGAGTCTTGATGATGGTTTCAACAATGGTGTATACCGTGCAGGTGATACTACCTCTGGTGGACAGTTAGCATCAGATGATTTAGTAGCATTTGAGGTATCTCCAGGACGTGCATATGTTAAAGGTTATAGGACAGAATTCTTAGTGCCACAATATGTGGATGCTCCTAAACCAAGAGACTTTGCTTCAGTACAAAATACTATCCTACCATTCAGATTAGGACAGTATGTAAAAGTTTATGATGTGTATGGATGGCCCGACCTAACTGGTGAAGGTGTTACATCTGCATATCAAACCTTAGAGATATATGATGATTGGACATTAAACACTACTAATAGTGTCCAAGGTACACTCATTGGTAGGTGTCGCACAGTCCAGATTCAAGAGACTAACATAAATGGTGTCTGGGATTTGTGGATATTTGATGCCCAAATGTTTACTGCAATCAACTTTGCAGCAGGTAATAACTCCGTACAGGTGGGTGATTTACTCAAGGGAAGGACATCTCAGGCAACAGGTTTCGTTGCAGAGCAAGGATCAGGTACCAACTGTAGACTAGAGCAAGTCTCAGGGGTCTTCCAAAATGGCGAGGTTATCGAGCGTGATGGCCGAGTTATTGGTACTCTAGAGGCAGCACATACATTCAACCTAACTGATGGTAGACATGTAGTTGGTAGAAACACAGGTAATGCTATTATCTTTGGTGCTAACTTAATGCTTAATGATGTAAGAATCATTGAAGGCACAACTATTACTATCGATCAAGCAGGTAATAGTAGATTAGAAGGATTTAGATCTAAGTTTGCACAAGACTTACGTCCAGGAGATGTTGTCACACCAACTAATACATCTGAAGAGGGTGAGAATACTCTTAGAATTGCAACAGTTGATGTTACTGCAATTAATACTTCAGCTACAAATGCTGCTACAGGTCAGTCGTCGTATATTTTTGACTACTTAAACCAGTATGCATTACTAGAAGTTGGTCTGAAGAAAGGTACTGTTAATGATGGGGAAGTAAGTGCTCTTGCACGTATGAGACCATTCATCTTCCAGAAAGACTACCAGAATGGTGAGCTATCTATTGACTGTCCACGTACATCGATGAAGTCAATCTCTGACGAATCATTCTTTGTATTCAGGACATTCACTAATAAGACTGTTGTATCAGGTGGTGTTACTGTATCACTACCAGAATCAGAGCAGTTTGCAACACTTGACGATGAAAACTATATTCTAACTATCATTGCAGAATCAGGATCTGCATGGTCAGTTGGAGAAAACTTAGATATAGATTCACTTAACACTGCTGGTACTTTGACAGTTACCTTTGGTGCTGATAGACAGTCAATTACTATTGATGGTCTTGCTAACGTATCTACTATCAAACTAACTGCATTGGTATCTAAGAATATCGTCAGTAAGAAGATTAAGACTGCTGCTAAGATGAGAGCGTTGAAAGTTATCCGCACTCGTATTAACAACGACCAACAAAAATATGGTTTGGCATATGGTAACCTATATGGCACACGTATTGAAGATGAAGAGATATCATTTGCTCTTAATGATGTATACAAAGTACATGCTGTATATGAGTCAGAGAATGATAGCGATGCATCACCTCCTTATATTGTATTAACAGAGTCAACCTTCTTTGATAACGGCACAGTTATTATAGGTAAGACATCTGGTGCTCGTGGTAGAGTTATTCAGTTTATCAACTCTACTCTAAGACTATACTATGTCCAGTTAAATGAGATTCCATTTGCTGCTGGTGAGACTGTTGAGGGTGTAGATGATGATGGAATTCCACTATCAGCATTCGTTGATGATGCTGAAGGATCAGTATTCAGAGGTAGTAAAGTTATTACCACACAATTTACTTTAGATCCAGGTCAGAAAGCACACTACTATGATGTGTGTAAGATCAGTAGGTATCCACAGTATACTCCACCTATTCGTAAGATGTTAATCATCTTTGATTACTTCATCCATGAATCATCTGGAGATTACTTCTCATCACAATCATATACTGGTATTAGTTACAAAGATATTCCAACCTATAAACTTGATGGATCTATTAACTTCCTAAGAGACCAAGTAGATTTCCGTCCAGGTGTAGGTGAATTAGCATCTGGGTCAGGTACAGTTACTGCTCCTTTCTATGTTAACTGTGCATCACTAGACTTTGCTGCTAGACAGTTTGATACCTCTGGAGGTACTGGAGGATCAACCATCTTCGATATACCGAAGGTGAATACTGAGATCCGTATGGATTACTCATACTATCTCCCTCGTGCTGACAAGTTATACTTGACACATGATAACCAACTTAAGATAGTTAAGGGTGTATCCTCTGAGGATCTACCACCCCCTGATGGAATTCAGAATGCTATGTTATTAGCACAGATTGAATACCGTCCATTTACATATGATGTAGAAAGAGATATTCTAATCAGTCCTGAGATTATTAGACGATATACCATGAAGGATATCGGTGATCTTGAGACAAGACTAGAGCATGTAGAGTACTACACATCTCTATCTCTATTAGAATCACAAGCAGAAAATACTAAGACTTATGATGATAACGGATTTGACCGTCTTAAGAATGGTTACGTTGTTGATGACTTTACCGATCACAACGTTGGTGACGTTTTCTCAGTTGACTACAAATGCTCTCTCGACTTCAAGAATGGATTCCTTAGACCATCCCACTACACAACTAACGTCCCACTTGAATTAAACCTTGGTGCTTCAAGTAATATTGTTAAGACTCCTGGTAACATGGCATTGTTACCATGGGAAGATCTAGCAATCATTACACAACCATATGCATCTAGAGTAGAGAATGTAAACCCATTTAACGTGTTTACTTTCATTGGTCGTATTGACTTAACTCCTGCATCTGATGACTGGGTTGACATCAAGAGATTACCAGCACGTGTTGAGAACGTAGAAGGTGACTTCTCTGCTGTATCAAGAGACTTACAAGTTGACCAGAATGGATTTGCTCCTATTCAGTGGGGATCATGGAAGACCAACTGGACAGGTGAATCATTACAATCTACCTCACAGTTTAGAAACAGATCTGGATCATTCAGTGCAGGTGGTCGTAGACTCGGTAGATTAGGTCACGGACAAGGAAGACAGCCTCTATTCGTACATGAAAGACGTACTTGGAGGGTTGTTAATAACCAAGCAAGACAGGGTATTAAGACTCGTGTTGTTGCTAAGATTGATAAGAAATCTTTAGGAGATACACAGTTATCACAAACAGCGATTCCTTGGATTAGATCTCGTAACGTTTCATTCAACTGTGATAGGATGAAGCCACGCACAAGAATCTATGCATTCTTTGATGGTGTTAATGTTACAACTTATATCACACCTAAAGTTATTGAGATTGTTAAATCATCTACTGCTGATCCACAAACTAACGAGACACCTTTCGTTGAAGGTGAGACTGTAGTTGGTAGTATCTCAGGATGTAGATTTAAGGTTGCTCCAGCAAATGATGGATACAAGACTGACCCATATGGAACAGGTACTGCGACATTAGCAGAGTCTTATGCATCGCAGACACCTTATATTAATATTGATACTGCATCTCTATCAGAGAGTGTCAACCCTAACTACTACGGCAATATGAATGTCGGAGAAGTATTGGTAGGACAGACATCTGGTGCACGTGCAGTTGTTAAAGACCGTCGTTTACTTACAGACAATGTTGGAAGTTTCAAAGGATCATTCTTTATTCCTAACCCAGGTAACGATTCAAACCCTCGTTGGGCTACAGGTACAAGGACATTCCGATTCACAACGTCATCGACGAACAGTAAGGCGAGTGGAGAGGTAGATTCATCTGCTGATACCACATACTCAGCACAAGGTACATTGAAGACTGTTAGAGAGAATATCTTAGCAGTTAGAAATGCTGAATTGGTTAAAGATACCGTTTCAGATACTAGACAGGTTATCACAACTAGGACTGAGACAAGACAGATTGGTTGGTATGACCCTCTTGCTCAATCATTCATTGTTGATGATGAGGGTGGTGTATTCTTAACTGGTATTGATGTATTCTTCAAGACCAAAGATACTAACATTCCTATCTCTATGCAGATCAGGACTATGGAGAATGGTTATCCTACTAAGGATATTCTTCCTTTCTCTGACGTAACAATTACACCTGATCAGATTGAATTGTCAGACAATGCAGCGATTGCATCTCGTTTCACATTCAGATCCCCTGTATACATTAAGGCATCTACTGAATATTGTTTCGTATTACTATCTGACTCTAACGAATATCAAGTCTGGATCTCCAGAATGGGTGACGTTGATGTCTCTGGTACTAGGACAATATCTGAGCAGCCATATGCAGGTGTGTTATTCAAGTCACAAAACGCATCTACTTGGACAGCAGACCAGTATGAAGACATGAAGTTTACTGTCTATCGTGCTAAGTTTACTGAATTGTCAGGTACTGCAATACTTAATAACGCAGAATTAGGTAAAGGTAACGGTGGTATTCACAACCTTATTGAGAATCCTATCTTAACCTTGAAACCAACTCAGTTACTAACACTTCCAGCTGGTCAAAACTTTAACTTTACTATCGGTGCAAGAATCACACAGAGTCCATCTGGTGCATCTGCTACCATTAAAGAATTTGATGCTAACTCAGACCCTGAGAAGATAACCATTACAGATATAGATGGTGCATTCGCAGCAGGTTTCTTAGATGCTAACGGTGACCCATTCCAAGGTCTTGCTTCATCTCAGTCAGTATCAACTATAGTACTATCTGCTATCTACAACGGTGTATTTGAAGTAGGTGACGTAGTTAGTGGATCTACATCTGCTGCTACTGGTATAGTAACAGAATATGATGCAGGTACTAGCACATTGACTCTAAACTATATCACTAAAGCATTTGATGTTAGTGATACATTATCAGAGCCAGGAGGCACAAGTGCTACCATTACAAGTATCTCTTATAGTGGTGACTCTTATGTTGCATATCCAACTGCAACTCCTTCATATCCTTCAGACGATAAGGAAATCGCAATCTCTTGTAGAAACCATGGTATGCATCAACGTACCAACAACGTAGAGATTGAGGGTGTAATATCTGAGGTGCCTCATACAACCTTGACAACTACTCTGTCTCAAGCAGGTACTTCTATACAGGTTACTGATGCATCTCAATTCCACCAGATCATTGGTGGTGCTGCAATCGATAACTTAAATCCAGGTTATCTTAAGATTAATGATGAGATCATCCAGTACAGCAGCATCTCTGCTAACGGACAAGTAATTACAGTTGCTAACTCTGGTAGAGGTAACAGTGGTACTGCTGATGTAGAGCATGCTTCTGGATCTATAGTTGAATGCTATAACCTAGATGGCATACCTTTAACAGAAATCAATAAAGTCCATAGTTCTATTGAGTGTCCATGGTTGGATACATTCATGTTACAGGTTGAGCATGTTGCAACTAATGGTATTAGAGGTGGTGGTGCTGATGTATGGTCATCTCAAAACGTCCAGTTTGAAACTCTGACACCTACCGTATCTACTATGGTACTGCCAGATACTGAGATAACTGCTCGTATTAATACTACTACTGCTACCTCTGTTGGAGATGGTGGTGGTGAGGGTGCATCATCTGCTCGTGACCAATCATCATTTGTTAACAATGGTCAGTATCTTGACATCGTATTAAATGAGGAAAATGCTTTCACAAGTCCTCAAATGATTGCGTCTAAGATCAACGAGCAAAATAAATTGGATGGTAATAAGTCGTTGACTATGGCACTGACTTTAACTTCTGAGTCTGATAAATTCTCTCCTTGTATTGACTTGGATAGATTGTCATTGATCACAACTACCAACCGAATCAACTGGTGGCCTGGTGGTCCTGCTCCTTATGGACAGCAAGGACAAATTGATAGGACAATGGATGTATCAGTCCTACCAACAGGAGATCAAAACGATGCCGTGTATCTAACACGTCTCGCTCGCCTAGGTTCTGAGGCCAGATCACTTAAGATCGACTTCCAGATAACTAGACATCCAAGTACTGAAATTAAAGTATATTATCGTGCATTTAAGACAGGTGATACTGCTGATCCTAATACGATTGGTTGGACATATGTCGGTGCTCCATCTAATGACTCACAAGGACAGGCATATGACTCTACTCCTTCAGATGAGCCTCTTTGGAAGGACTATGCATACGAAGTGCGAGGTTTAAATTTCAATGCTTTCCAGGTTAAGATTGTTATGAGATCTAAGAATCAGGCACGTGTGCCTCTGATTGCTGATCTACGTGCTATTGCCTTAGCTACATAGAACCTCAACCCCAACCCTTACATGGTTGATTATAATTATTATTATGACAGATGTCAAGTCCCAAAATCCTGAAGACCATATCAAAATCTTTAAGGATGACCTAATCCCAGTTGACGGCCACGATGGTTGGTATCGTGATCCCGATTCTAATGCTATTGTAAATTGTAACCAAACTCAATATGATGAGTATATGGCTTCATTTAACAAGAGACAGAAGAAGGAAGACGATTTCAACACTTTACAAAATGACGTTGATGGATTAAAATCTGATATAAGTGATATTAAATCATTATTACAAAATTTAGTGGAGAGAAAAAATGCCAGCTGATGTGACCGAAACAAAAGATCCTGCAGTACTAGTAGGAGAATTCAAAGAAAGATATCAAAATTTGATAAATGAAAACAATCAGTTATCAAAAAAGATCAAAGATAATGAAGCAACAGCGTTAAAACTTCTTGGTGCCATTGAGACACTAGAGTATCTAAATCCCCCAGAGGAGGAAGGAACTAAAGAGGAGACTACCACTGCTGCTGAGTGATATAAATAAACCAGTAAGACTGTATGCAGTGCTAGGATCCTTATAAGCAATGGCAAATAGAATACAATTAAGACGTGACGGTGCACAGCAGTGGGCGAACGTCAACCCAATCTTAGCTCAGGGTGAGTTAGGTATCGAAATAGATACTTCTCGACTGAAGATAGGAGATGGTGTTACCTCATGGAACTCTCTAAAGTATGAGAGACCATTAGAAACGGAATCAAACACTGCAAATACTCTAGTAAAGAGAGATGCTGACGGTAACTTTGAAGCAGGTGCTATCACCGCTTCTATTATCGGTAACGCAGCAACCGCAACACGACTAGCAAATGCCCGATCTATCGCACTTGGTGGTGATATGTCGGGTAGTGGTACGTTCGATGGATCCTCGAACTTAACCATCACTGCTGAATTGAACTATGTTGTTGCTCTACCTCATTATGATCCTAATGATCTAGATGCTCAAGGTACATACAGTCAGGTAACAGTTGACTCCAGAGGTAGAATTATTGATGCCTCTAACCCAACAACTCTTGCTGCGTATGGAATTGCTGACGCACAACCATTAGATACAGATCTAACTTCTCTTGCAAGTATGACCACCTTTGGTCTCTTATCAAGACAAGCAGAAGGTACTATTGTTAGTAGATCTATTACTGGTGGTGCGAACCGTATTATTGTACAGAATGGTAATGGTCAGTCATCTAACCCATACATTGACCTTGCTGATACTACAGTTGTTGTCGGTACCTATAACCCAATAGGTAACTTAGACACACCTTTAATATCTGCAACTACAGGTGATGAGACTGTTAACACAACTAACTTCACAGTAGATAGATATGGTCGTCTGACTTATGCTCAGACCTCTGCTATTGCTACTGCTAAAGAAGGTACATTAACTGCTGCATATGATAACGCAGCAACCTATTCAAGATACGATACTGTAAAGAATAGTACTGATAAACTTTATCAGGCAATTGCTGATATCGCTGCTGGAGGTGGTGAACCATCACATAGTGATACATCAGATACAGGGTCTTGGAGATACTTAGGATCAGGACTAGCACCTCAGAAGGGACTAGCATCCTTTAACCAAGAAGATTTTGATGTTACCGCATGGGATAATGGTAACAGTATAGAAGGTGGTTTTGTAACCATCGCACAAGCAGGTGTAGATAACACACAATTACAAAATAATAGAGTCTCTTTTGCTGATGGTAATACACATGAGCATTTTGAGCTAGACCAAGAATTAACTCCTATTACTGGTTATAGAGGATTTAACTATCTTAATTATACTAAGGTAAATGATACTGGAGGTAACCTTCTTGTAGGTGCTAATAATACTGGAGATGGATCTGGTGGTACTCAGTTAGCGGTACAGGAAGTTGCTGTTACTGTAGGCACAGACACAGTAGGTGGACAAGCAACAGGTGTATTCTACTTAGATGGAGTAGAGACTCCTTCAAACTTCTCTCTTAAGAGAGGTGTTAAGTATATCTTTAATCAGGATGATTCTACCAATGAAACATTTGGTGGTGCAAATCATCCTCTAATGGTTTCCGATGGTAGTGATGGTGAGCATAATGGTAATGACCATTATATGAAGGGCATCACCTATAAGTTGGATGGTGTTGTCGTCAACATGATGGGATACACCACTGGATTCAATGCAGCGACTACTCGTAGTATGGAATGGGAGGTGCAGGTTGAAGCACCTAATACATTATACTATTGGTGTCATCATCACACAGGTCAAGGTGATAGTTTTGCTATTACTGATGGTGGTGCAGGTGAACTTGATATTAATGTAAAGACATTATTCAGTGATCCAGATCTTATACTTGATGGTGGATGGACACAGACTGTTGATAAGACTGGTGATGGAGATCTATGGATTAAGAGTACTCAGAATTCAGATGATGATAGAATACTTGATATTCAGATTACTAACGCTGGAGCAGGTTCATCTAGATTAAACATACGTGCTGAGGATGGTATAACACTTCATGCTACTGATGCGTCAGGTGCATATAATCATGGTCGTGTTTGTTTCGAGAATTTCCATACTAAACAAAACGTTTTAGCATGTGATCCTGTAGGTAACATGATCCTTGATCCTAATGATACCAATGATTCCTCATCTGGTGTTGTTGAGATCTGGGGTGACCTCTTAGTACAAGGTACAACTACCACAGTTAACAGTACTACATTAACTGTAGACGATCCTATTATTACATTAGGTGGAGATACAGCACCTACAGTTGCAGATAACCTTGATCGTGGTATAGAATTTAGATATTACCAAAGTAGTTCTGCAAGAGTAGGATTCTTTGGTTGGGATTCAAGTTATGCAAACTCTAATATATGGTCAGGCACTGGCGGCTTTAGGTTCCTCGTCGATGCCACCAACTCATCTGAAATTTTCTCTGGCACTGATGCTCCTGTCATTGCTGGAAACCTCGCTCTCACAACAAACACAGGATCTACCTCGACCACTACGGGGACTCTGGTCGTAACGGGTGGTGTTGGTATAAGTGAGAATGTCCATGTCGGTGGTACCACTACTATTGCTGGACAAACAGAGGTAAATAATAATGTAATCTTTAAAGCAGATAACAAATCATTTAACATCCAGAATAATGCTGGTGTAGATAAGTTTACTGTAGATTACGACAATGGTAATACAGTCATTGAGGGTACAGTTGATATTCAGTTAGAGACTGAGATCACAGACAACCTCATTATTAAAGCAGACAATAAGAAATTTGATATCCAGACTGCTGCTGGTGTCAGTGTATTCGATGTAGATACTGACAATGGTAACGTCCATACAGATGGTACTCTGGATGTAGATAGTGGAGTAACGTTTAATAGCACTCTTGATGTTGATGATAACGTAACCTTTAATGCTGAGTTAGATGTAGATGGTGACGTAGTATTCCATAATGACTTCCTAATGGATGTCACTGGTAAGAATTTTACAATAACAAATGGATCTGCTACCAAGTTCACAATTTCCACTACTAACGGAAATACCGATATTGAGGGTAGTCTTAATATTGGTGGCTTCAATACTTTTGAGCGTACTAACAATATTGCAGTTGATGCGTCTTCATCTGAATCAGACATTACCCTTTCCACTGCTGGTAATGCTACTTTCGCTGGTGGCGTTAATATCGATAAAGATGTCCGTATCGGGACTGATCTATATGTTGCCGATAGGATCGTAGTTAAGGATGACGGCACTGGAAGAGGCCGTCCATCATTAATGAATAACCTTGATGTTTTATATCATGGTTACTTTGGTGCTACTACACAACATAACCCAACATTCGCTAATGACCCTGCGTCTAACTTAAGGGTTGCTGGTGGTGCAGGTATTGTACAAGATCTATATGTTGGTGACGACTTCTATGTTGGTAAGGTCGCTACTAATGATACGGTTGAATTTGAAATATTAGGAGAGAGTGGTAATACAACTATTGGTCGTGTTGGTCAGGGTAGCGGTACTGCTGGTACATTAACTGTCCATGGTGACGTAGAATTAAATCGTGAAGTTAATATAACTGGTGCACTAACAACCATTGGTGATGCTAACACTGACGTACTTACAGTCAATGCAGTATCTCAGTTTACTGATGATGTCACAGTTGATGGATCGCTGACAGTTAACACTAACGCATTAGTTGAAGGTAACCTCACAGTTAATGGTACTACAACTACTGTGAATAGTACCGTAGTTACAGTAGATGACCCTGTATTCACTTTAGGTGGTGATACAGCACCAGGTAGTAATGACGCTAAGGATCGTGGTATTGAATTCAGATACTATGACACTTCAGCAAGACTTGGATTCTTCGGATGGGATAACTCTGCTAGTAGATTTGCTTTCTATCATAATGCAACTAATAGCTCTGAAGCATTCTCAGGTAATAGATCAGGTATTGATGCTGGATCTGTAAAACTATTTGATACGACTAATTCATCATCTGCATCTTCAGGTACATTAATCGTAGGTGGTGGTGCTGGTATTGGTCTTAACTTATATGTTGGAGCAATTCTTGATGTAACATCACATGCTTCTGTCGGTGGTAATGCTGATATAACAGGAACACTTGATGTCACAGATGACTTTGCTGTTAACACACAGAAATTTACAGTTGCTGCTTCTACTGGTAACACAGTTGTCCAAGGTACATTACAGGTAGATGGTAATGCAACTATTGGTAATGCCTCTGGTGACTCACATGTAATTACAGGTGTAGTCCAGTTTAACCAAGCAATTACATCAACAGATATCACTGCTGATAACGTCCAGATCGGTGTAGATGGCACTAATGAAATTAGCACTACTTCTGGCAACTTAATATTAGACTCTGATGGTGGCACAGTTAATGTCACAGATGATCTAGATGTAGATAATAACTTAAATGTAGATGGAAATACTAAGGTCGATGGTACCCTTACAGTTGACGGGAATACTACTATCGGCAATGCTTCTGGTGACGCTCATAGCTTTACTGGTACAGTTCAGTTCAACCAAGCAATCACCTCCACAGATATCACAGCTGATTCTGTTACCATTGGCGTGGATTCTGATGGTGAAATTAGCACTACTACTGGAGTCAATCTCATACTCGACTCCGCAACTGGAGAAACTCAAGTCGATGATAACCTCACAGTCACTGGCACCTTAGATGTAGATGGTAATACACAGATTGGTAACAACTCTGGTGATGCTCATGCCTTCACAGGTACAGTAACATTCAATCAGGCAATTACATCTACTGATATTACTGCTGATAACGTGCAGTTGGGTGTATCTGGTGCTTCTGAAGTTGATACTGCATCAGGTAACTTAACTCTTGACTCTGCTACTGGTGAGACAGTTATTGATGATAACGTAACTGTTAATGGCACAGCAGATATTGATGGTCTTACTACTATTACAGACGGTCTAACAGTCAAGGCTGATAACAAACTTGTCCAGATTCAGACTGCTGCTGGACTAACCAAGGTCAGCATTGATACTGACAATGGTAATACAGATATTCAAGGCACTCTCAACGTAGAAGGTGCTACAACTATTGATGATACATTCAATGTCACAGGTGCAACTGATTTAGATAGCACTCTGAATGTAGATGGTGTTGCAACATTCCAAAACAATGTTGTATTGAATGCTGACGATAAAGAATTCGCTATACAGTTAGATGATGGCACAGACAAGTTTACAGTCCAATCGGCATCTGGTAACACAGATATTCAAGGAACGCTCGACGTTAATGGTGCTACAAATATCACTAATACTCTTGGTGTTACTGGTATTACCTCCATCACTAATGCTACTAATCCTTCTAACCTTATAGGTGCTGCTGCACTACAGGTTACAGGTGGTGCGGTAATTAATAAGGATGTCTTCTTAGGTGAAGACTTCTACATGGGTCCAAACAATGCTCCATCATTCTCCATTGTTGGTACAACAGGTAATACTCTTATCGGAGGCACACTAGGTGTCACTGGTACAACTACTCTAGGTATTGCTGATGTAGGTACACTTAACCTATCATCCAACGCTAACATCTCTGGATCGATTATCGTTAACACCAGCAAGTTTATTGTTGCAGGTGCTACTGGTAATACTACTATAGACGGCACACTTGATGTTGCTGGACGCACAATCATCGATGATACCTTACAGGTAACACAGAATGTAGACTTTGATTCTGACCTTAATGTAGATGGTAATGCCCAGATAGATGGCACACTTACTGTTGACACAACCTCTTTATTCAAAGATAGTGTTACATTAAAAGGTGGTAGTAAGACATTAAAACTTCAGAATGGATCTGGCACAGATAAGATTACCTTACACTCAACATCTGGTAATGCTGAGATAACTGGTACTTCAACTCTTGGCACTCTTGCTGTAACAAACAACACCACCATAGGTGGCACACTTGGTGTAACAGGACAGATCACTGGTAATGTAACTGGTGACCTAACAGGTAATGCAGACACAGCATCGTTGGTTGACGTAACTGAGACTGCTACATCAAACTTGACATACTATCCTACTTTCGTTTCTGCTAACACAGGTAACACTGAAATCAGGACAGACTCAAGCAACTTAACTTATAATCCTTCAACTAATACTCTTACAGTTAATAACTTCAAGTCAACTACTGACTTCGAGGTACAAGGTAACTTAAACGTTACTGGAGCATTAACATTCTTCCAGTCACAGGTTGGTAGTATTGCTAACCATGATACTGATGATTTGGTAGAAGGGTCATCTAACAAGTATTTCACTAACGAAAGGGTAGATGATAGAGTTAACAACCTAATCAATGCTGGAACAGGTATATCTGCAACATATGATGATGCAGGTAATATGCTCACCTTAAGTGCAGTCCAGTCAGATCTTAATACTGACAACTTCACTGAAGGATCTACCAACCTCTTCACCACTGCAGCTAGAACGAGGACTCACTTCACCTACGGAACAGGTGTCGAGTTGTCGGGTGGTGGAGAACTTTCTGTTACTCAGTCAGACATTAATACTGATAACGTAACCGAAGGTTCTACTAATCTCTTTACTACTGCTGCAAGGACTCGTGGACACATCAGTGTAAGTGGAGACTTAGCATACAATGCTTCTACTGGTGTTATCTCATACACAATCCCAACAACTATCGCATCTCTATCCAACCATGATACAGATGATGTAGCAGAGGGATCAACTAACAAGTATTATACAGATGAGAGAGTAGATGACAGATTGAATGCTGTTATCATCGCTGGTACTGGAGTCGAGAAGGTATACGACGATGCTGCAAACACTTATACACTATCTGTTACTCAAGCCGATATTAATTCTGATACTATTACTGAAGGCAGCACTAACCTCTTTACCACTGCTGCTCGCACTCGTGGTCATATCAGTGTTGGTGGATCTCTAGCATACAACAGTGGCACTGGTGTTATTTCTTACACTACACCTGATACTGATGGTGTTTCTGAAGGATCTTCTAATCTATACTATACAGATGCTAGAGCAAGAGCTGCAATCTCTGAAAACAGCACACAACTAGCATACAACTCCACCACTGGTGTATTGACATATACTCAGGGTGATACTGATACAGTATCTGAAGGATCAAACAATCTTTACTATACAGATGCTAGAGCAGACGCACGTATTGCTGCTGCTGATACTGACGATCTATCTGAAGGATCCTCTAACCTATACTTCACTAATGCTAGAGCAGATGCGAGAATCGCTGCTGCTGATACTGATGATCTATCTGAAGGATCAACCAATCTATACTTCACTAATGCTCGTGCTGATGCTCGTGTAACAGCAGGTATAACTGGAAAACTTGATGCTTCTGCTGTTAGTGCTTTCGGTCTAACATTAGTTGATGATGCTGACGCTGCTACTGCAAGGACAACTCTTGGACTTGGCACTGCTGCTGTTGCTGCAACTGGTGACTTCGCTACTGCTGCACAAGGTACAACTGCTGACAACGCACTCGCTGC